AATTATGGCTGCTCATTGTAATCCGAAATGTGTCTATTATAAAAATAAAGATTATACTATAGATGTTCTACAAGCAACAGATTTACAGAAATCTTTAGCACACAGAATGGAAACTAACTTTTCTGGAAGAATTGTTCAATTAAGTAAATTACTTGGATTACCAGAGAATATAGATTGTGATATATATCCGGGTGAATTAGTTACAATATTTGGAGCAACAGGCTCTTCAAAGACTACTTTAGCTCAAAATATAGCGTTAGGATATGATGTTAAAAATGATATTATAGACCGAGAATTACAGATTCCAACTTTATTCTTATCTCTTGAATTATCAGAATGGTATATGCATAGGAGACATCTTCAAATTTTAAGTGATAAATCAAAAAAAGAAATAATGATGTATTGGAAAGAATTGTGGGAATTTCACAAGAATGAATTAGACCATATTAATGTAACTACTGTTAGTCCAAGTATAAAACAAATTGCTGAAATGATACGAAATACTGACCCTAAACTTGTTATTGTAGATTACATTGACCTCGTTGAACCACCTAATCATATTCGTGGAGAATACGAATCCATAAAATATATTTCTCATAGTTTAAGTAGTATGGCTATAAATATGGATTTAATAATAATTCAGATTTCACAAATTAGCCGTGCTTACTCAAGAGAACAAATCATGGATATGTATGCAGGAAAAGGAAGTGGTGCTATAGAGAATGCATCCCGAAAAGTTCTTGGAATTACTGGGGAAGCAAAAAGTAAAATTAAAAAATTGGAGTTATTTAAGAATAGTGATGGTGATTTATTTAAAGACCATTATCTCGAATGGACTCCATCTTTTCGATTAAAAAAAGCTAATGGAGGACCAAATGCCAATGCTAGCTAAAAGAACAACAAGAGATATTGTTGGTGATTATATCGACAATGAAAACAGGATGGAATATCTTGTAAAAAGTAAAGACCATTTAGATAATGATGATTTAACAAAATACACTGAAGTCAAATCCGAACTTCAAAAAGAAGTTAGGATTAAAATCAAAGGAGTTGATAGCGTAGTCCTGGAAGTAAAAAGAAAAGAATATCTCATTGATGCTGAAGTTGATGCTTTAAAAGAAGAAATTGAAAGATTAAAAATGAGAAGAAGGTCTATAGGAAAATTTAAAGATTTTGTAAATAAATTCCTATTACCTATGGTAGTCGAAGAAATTGGAAATGCAGATGGAGTATGGGAAACAGATGTTGCAAGATATAAACTTTATGAAACCTATGGACCAGTCGATGTAGATACAGAACTTATCTCTAGAGACTTTATAAAAGTTGAAATAAAAGAAAGTATCGACAAAGTAAAAGCTCGAAATGCAGCAATATCAGCAGATAAGGCTGGAAAGAATATGCCAGAAGGAATCAATATCTGGAAAGTAAAAAGGGTTAGAAGGTCATGAGTGAAGAAAGATTCAACCATTGGTTTAATATTATAGGAGTAAGAGGAGGTTTCCTCATAAACCTATTAACTTTTATTAGACTTGGATTTCAACAATCTCATGACGAAGGAGGAGGATTCGTACAATTTAATGTCGGATTCTATAAATTCAGTATTTCTGTACAATTTGGAGTAGATAACTAATGAGATTTAGAACAAATGAAAGGCATACAACTCAAGAGGAAAGTATTGAAAATCTTCTTTTAAGAGGAGAATCAATTACGCCAATTGAAGCTTTACATAGATTTGGTACATTCAGATTGGCTGCAATTGTTTATAGTCTTAGACAAAAAGGTTTAAACATAACCATGACTATGATAGGGCCAAAAACCAACCGAAAATATGCCGAATACAAAATGGTATCTGAATGATAGAAAAGGAACGATTTAAACTTGTACTTTTTCCAATACATAAAACATTTTGGGAAAGGGTACATAAGAAACTTTTAAGAAAAATTTCAACTCTCAAAAGTTCTTTAAAGCGAAGGTCGTATGATTGTGGTGTCATATTCGATATAACCAGTAAAGATTTAAAGGAATTATTCCTTGAATTTTATGGTAAAGAATGTCGCTATTGTGATAAAATTTTAAGAATCAACACCATAGTTTGCGACCATATCGTTCCTTTATCTAAAGGAGGAGACTCTATTAAAGAAAATCTGCAATTAATTTGTAGAAGTTGTAATAGTAGAAAAGGACCTCTAAATGAAAAGGACTTCTTAAAAATTGTAAAATGGATTTCAAAACAATCTATAGAAGTCAAAGAATATCTCTTACGAAAATTAGCCAAAGGAGGAAGATATTAATGTCAATGAAAATTTCTATTAGCAAAAATACTGGAGTTTCTGTTAATTATTATGGAATAATAACCATACCAATAGATAATTATAAGCAAAATTATAAATGGACTATTGCATATTCAAAAAACCTTACTAATCATATTCCACGTGAAGTCACATGGAGTATGTCACCACCAAATGACAGTAAAACAAAAGCTGAAAAACGAATCAAAAAATTAACACTAGAACTATGGCAAAGAAACCATTTCCGTGGTTAAAGAATGGTAACATTAGTAAATTAACCAAAATGGAGATACATAAGAATGATTCCAAATCAAAAAATCCTTGATTTAATTAAGACAAGGCTTGAAAAAGGAGCCCAGAAGTATGGTGAAGAACTTGACACGAATGATGGTAGGGACTGGATAGAAGAAAGTATAGAAGAACTATTGGATGCTTGTGTTTATCTTTCTGCTAAATTGTTATTGATTAAAGAAAAAGAAAAAAGTGACTATATTTTTATAGAAAAAACTACGGCTGATGAATTTAATCAAGAAGAAATATCTATAACACTACCCATTAATCCTGAAGAAGTTGAAATGTTATATAAAGCTTTAGATTCTTATAGTATTTCCCGATATGTTGATGGTGAAAATAAAACATCAAAAAAGTTTCGTGATTTGGCATCAAGAATTGCCATTGCTGGAAAAATAGATAAAAAATAAACTTAGGGCAGTAGAACTAAATCCAATAAGAATACTTATTGAATAGAGGTTGACAAGCAATTGTTCGGTTGGCAAACTGACTGCCCTAATATTTTAAATTTGCTATGGAGGGATATAACCAATGAAAGTAAGTAAATGTTGTGGAGCACTATTTTTGGACACTGGATGGTCAGATAGTGATATCTGTTGTTCTTGTAAAGAACATGCTGATGCAATTGAAAAGGAAAAATCTAAAATAGTTAAAGTTCCAGATATACACCGACGAGGCTATTTAATTGAAAAAAAGTTTAAAGATACTTCTAATGAGCTAACAAATCTTAAAAAGGATATGTTAAAAATGATTGATGCAATTGAAAAAAATGAAATGCATATAAAGCAACTTAACTGGAAAATTAACAACAATAAATAAATTACAAAGAATAGAATGGTATTAGTAAAACTTTATAAATTCGGTAAAGAGCATTTAGGTGGAGGTAACAGACCCGCAAGTCAGCCGAACTATAAAAAAGACCTGAGCCAAACAATAAGGGAGGGTTAATCCCTCCCTATGCTCTTTATTAAAAAATATTTATCTTATATAGGACTGCAACCTTTTATAAGTTTCCCATGACAGTTACACTTGAATGGGTGTGACATTTTTTTCTCTGTACGATTATAGTTAATTGTAATTTCTTCGTCCTTAACTATAACTTTTGTTGAAACTAGGATTATATCACTCGTTCCATCGAGTGCGGAAACTCTGGTATTGGGATTACAGTTATGATTTATAAACTTGCCAATTTCATCTTCAAAGTGTTTGTCCATGAACTGGATAGAAGTTTTTGTTGACTTTTCTATATAAACTGGTTTGAATTTATATACAAACTGTGCTGATTTTGCAAGACCAAGACAAGCGTCAGCAGCGAATACTCCTTTTATTCCATTCTTATCTTCTTGAACTACTAATTCCACTCAGATACTTTCTTCTTCCTCTTCTTCTATGAATGCTCTCTTTAGTTGTTTTGCAAACTGAATATAGGGTATACCAGTTAACTTGGATACACCATAAATAGGATTTTCTAAGAGACCACCCGGGCCAATAACATCCTTAGCAAGTCTCCCAAATGGAAACATAGTCCAGACATAATAATTAGCAAGCTTCGAATAGTCGTCAGTTACCATACCTTTAAAAAGTGGGGGCAGCAATCTTGCTATAGGGGGAGTTACCATTTGTAATGGCTGGAATGGATAAGGATAAGCCCCAAAGAAAGCTCTTTCTCTTTCCTTGTCATCACCAAATAACAAGTCAGCTGTATCCTGAAACCAATTCCATGGAGCTGGAAGAGCATTCTCAAATAAAGAATACATAAATATACTAGCCATCCCAGTAACAAAAAGGTCATGAGTAGCTAATCTCTGGAATTTTTTAAACTCAGGAGTTCCTTCTTTCCAGCCTCTAACCTCTGCTTCACGCAAAACTTGATTTCTAAATCTTACACTATTCCAAGACCACAACTGAAACCTTGTAAGTACTTTACCCAGAGCAGTCCTTGCAAAAGCCGGTCTAAAAGGAGCTGAATATAAAAACTGAGTAGCTTTAACACCTTTTTTAGCCATCTCAATTAGAAAAGGGTCGTTAAAATCGGTTATAGCACCCCCAAATTTCTCTTTTGCCTGTAAATAGTGAGCTACAAAGGCATCTCTACGTAAAATTCGTTCAGGAACACGCATAAAAGAGGCTGCAACATTGAACATTCTATCGGATAAGCCATGTTTTCTAGATAATTCCCTTAAAGAGGTATCGCTCATGGCTGAATCTTTCTTAATCTTACTCATAGCATCCTCAAAGAAACGATTCCATTTCTCTCCTTTAACCTGAGGGTTAATATCGGCCTCATAACGTAAAAATTCTTCAATAACACCATGTGAAGTCACCCAATCTTCTACATCCTGCATTCGTTTCCATTTAGGATTGACCGTATTACTCAAATATTCAATCTTTCTAGCATTTCTAAAGTTTTCCCATCCAGTACTTATAACTGTCATCGAAGTACCCCCATAAAAGTTAGCTATTGAGCTTTTTGGATGAGCCAATAATGTAGCCAGTTGATACTTCGCCTCAAGATTAGTCCAGGCTGACAAATCTTTATAGCCATAACCCTTTAATTCTTTGGGTAAATCTCTTTGTCTTATCCCAAGCTTAGAAGCTATCTTATTTACCCTGTCAAGTACATTACTATCAGCCAGCCATGCATAGGGTGTGCCTTTAAGCTTCATTTTGGGGTCATTAAGGACCTTTTCTGGTATTTGGCTGGGGTAACCCATACTATCTTGTACATAAAGCCTCAGGAAGTTTCTCCATGAATTAGTAAGTTTTTTATCTTTTTTAGACCTGAAGTAAAAATCCTGTGACCAATCATTAATTAATGAACGAGATGATATCTGAGAAGTAATACGATAAAAAGTGTCGCTTATATTTTTCATATAAAATTCATAAGCTTCCGGGTCAACATCCCATCCCGGAATTGGGTCTTTTGAGCGACTATACTGATTTCCTACCTTCATTTTGGATTTATACCATTGTATATAATCCTTGGAAGCGGTCTTTCTATCAGCTATAGCACTTAAATGGTCACCTATTTCATCCCAGCGGTCTCCCATCTCATCTTTTGAAACCCAGTCACCAGTCATCTGCTTATAATGATGAATAAGTTTCTGGATTTTAATTTCTCTATCTCTACCCTCGAGAGACCTATCATCCAGAGTAGTCTCTAATGCCTCAAGAAGTCTTTTTCTTGCTTGTCCACGGTCAAAATTTACATGAGGATAATAAAAGTTAGGATTTAACTTACCAGTTTCTTCTATTTTTATGTTTTCTCTTAAAGCTTTTTGTGCTTCTTCTCTTCCAGCCTCTGGAACCTGAGAGATGAGTATTCTCTTGGCAATCCTATGAAGACCATCAATACCAAGTTCTATATCAATTGGTCTATTCTCACGAGCTGCTACTCTTAAATCTTCCAGAAATCTATTCTTTAGTCTTACAAGTCCTGCATGAGTACCATCATCCATATTAAGATAAAAATTAATCTTTTCTTCATCCCCTACAAGCCATTTATGGACAATTTCATTTTGTTTAGTAATAATATCATTAATATTAGAAACAATTTTACGACCTGTCATCTTCTCTTTTGTTCCATCAGGAAGAATTATGCCAAATTCTTTATCTTTTAATGAGTTCCAATCTTGTTTTAATGATTCGTCTCTTAAATACTTACCATAATCAAACTGTTCATGACCAAAACCAGCTTCTTCTCTTATTCTTACAGCCATTCTATACAAAGCCCTGCCCTCTGGAATACTATCTACATAGGGTTTTAATGTTTCTTTAAGTTTTTTCTTTTCTGACTGCTCAATATTTATAGAATTCTCTTGAGAAGAATAGACTCCTCTCTGTAACATATCTATAACACCAGTAGCTCTTAAGGCTGGGCCTATCTGCTCATTACCATCCTTATCAATATACGGTCTTCTAACATCCATCAATTCCAATTCATATCTCATCATATCCCTATTGATTGCTTCGGGAAACATATGATAATATCTTTTCTTAATCTCTGGAGAATTTGAAATAACTTTATCAAACATTCTTTGATACCAAGTTCCAGTTCTTATCTGTTTGAAATATCTATCCATAGTTCTCCAATCTTCAAGATTCATGGAGTTCAAGTCTTTACCAACAATATCTCTTACTATGCCCTGTATATTCTTACCAACCTTATTTTGATAATACTCCAAATGGCTTTTCATAGAATAGTATACTTCTTTAGCCTCACCCTTGAGTGTTCCATCATGTAAACCCTCAAAAGGCTTAACCTCATCAAGATATTGTTGCGTAAACTTTTCCTGCTCAGGAGTTTCTAAAATAGAACCCTCAACAATATTTCCAAATTCATCAACTATTGGTCTATCTTTATCAGCTACTTTTGATTCACCAATAACCATTGACTTTACTTTTGGGTCTATAGCAGAAGACTTATTCCATAGAGTACTATACTCTTGCATATATTCAGCCAGAACAGACCTATCGACTGCATTACTTGCAAAACCCAATCTTGAAACAGTAGTATTCTCCTTGAATTTCTTAAGCTTTTGGTATTCTTGTTCAAATATCTCTGACCTGGCCTCTCTAGGCATGGCAGCATCTATTTGTTCAATCGCTTTATGATAACCACGATTGACACTACCTAAAAGAAGAGCATCCATAAATGCTGATTCTTGTGGAGTTAAATTCCTGTTCCGCTTATATTCTAAAATCTGATTATCAATCTCAGTCTGAGAAAATAATTGTTCAGTCGGAACATCTTCAGCTCCTAATCCTCTTCTAATATTGCGGAGTAATTGTTTTTCTTCTGGGATAAGATTCATATCCTCTATGCTTTGCCTACCTGCCATCTTTCTTGACATAAGATAACTACGTCTTTTAAGTTCTTCCACTTTTAGGACAATATCTTCTACAATAGCTTTGCTTGGTGTAGTCTCACCATATCTTTTCAAAAGATTCATACTTGCTATATCAGATATATCATTCACCACAAAATCTTCTGCCTGTTTTAGGATATGATTAAGAACATATCTTCTATATTTCGGGTCCTGTATATTCTTTACCATATATTGATTACGATTCATTATCCCAAATATAAATCTTCCTTTTTCTTTGCCTTTGGTATATCGCATTTGCAGAGCTTTATTAATTTTTTCCCATTCAGGCAGTCTAGGATTTGTAGCCTTTCCCATGCCTTCTTCGGTATGCAACTTATGGTCTCTGATAAAATCCGTAAACCATCCCTGCCTGACAAACATACTTTCTCTTCCAAGAATATTTTTTAACCATCTGAATGTATCGCTTTTGACAGCTTCTTCATGAAGATTATACATATCAGCTAATTTATCAAAGTTTATTCTATTAAAGACACCGTCCGAATAATCGACCTCATGTAAAGAATGGGCTAACTTTGAAAGCATGTTATTTCTTCCAAAAGCATCAATCTGTTCCCCAGCCCTTAAAGCTTCCTGCACCTCATAGAATTGCCATCTTCTATTTTCTATAACATTCCTACCATAGAGCTTGCTGTTGATATCAGACATTATCTTGACAATACCAGTTCTTCTATTTCTATTAAATGTTCCTATAGTATGGTCATTATAACTTTTGGTAAGGTCCTGTATAATTTCACCAGTACGAGGGTCATATACTTCCCATTTAAAAAGATGTCTCGCAAGCTCATCAAAGAAAACCTTCCTGTTTTTTAAGCCTCCCTCATCCATAGGGTCAGAAGCAAAGCCAATAGCAGCCCTTGCTTTTTCTCTAAAAAGTTTCATATTCTCAGCATCTATTAAAGGAGTCATTCTAACCTTAATAGCTCCTTCGGCTTGATATATTGGAAGCTCTGCTTCAGTTTTACCAGACAATACAGTATCTAACTTAGTACGCCAATTGGGATTAGCAAGATTTATAACAGGTATTCCTCTTCTTGAGGCAAGTTCTATAGCCTGACCAGTACCACCAGTCTTAAAAGTTCTTTGTGTATAACTTTCTTCTCCTCCTTTAGTCCAGACTATAGCAAAATCAGAAGGTAATCTTAAGTCCTTTCCAAATACTTGAAAAGTATTACGAGCCATTAAGTTTTTTACATAATCACTTTTTAAATTTCCCCATGCTGGATGTACTTCTTGTGCTATTGCTCTTGCACGGTCATTAGCATCAGATGCTTTATAAACTTCTTTTTTTCTTGCACCAGCTCTAAAAGCAGCATCAGAACCTTTAGCGTCTCCTGTTCTTAAAGTATATCCTGCTTTTTCCAACTCTTTTGCAAGAGCAACCATTTCGCTTTTTACTTCATTAGGGGCATCTCTGGAACCAACACCAGTATAAAACATAGTTGGAGTGTCGCTTTTGACAGGTAAACCACTCATTAAAGGTTTTGAAGGGTCATCTATTGGTACAGGTCTAATACCTCTACCAGAAGGAGTAGTCAATCCTGCTACTGTTGTTTCATAATCAAAGAACCCATCCTTACTCCCTCTAATAGCTGACCAGGCTGCATTAAGCGTGGCACGGTTTACCACAGTAGGTCCTAAACTCTGTCTCCCGACAAAGGCAGCCTCAGAGATATTCATTCTTGTATGAGGAGAATACTGATGAAAAGCATCATTAAATTCTTCTCCTCTTTCATCCATACCATGAACAAATATTTTACGGTATTTATCCTTTAATTTGTCAGATGTTATTCCCTCTCCTTCATTCTTATTAGCATGATATAAATCTTTCCATGCCTTTTTGAAGCCAAACTCTTCAGAACCAAAGAATCCGAAAGCTTTATCACCATCAAGGTCAGCACCGCCAAGAGCATCCATTGTTTTAGGATGTAAAAGAACTCCATAACCCTTGACTCCAGTAAATCCACCAAAGTTTAAAACATGAGAACCGCTGATACTATCCATGGGTACACGAGTTAAAGCAGTCCTTAATACTTCCTTCACTTTCTTTTGAGAAGCTCCCCAGCCTTCGCCATTAAATTTATTCCAGACATCCTCGAGACGCATCCCTTTCCCACCCCAGACGGTAGAATAAAGTTCAAAATCCTTAAACCCCTCATCAAGAAAAAATAAATCTTCTCCTTCTTTACCCTTTAATTTAGCTGTGGGACCTTCCTTAACATGTCTATTCTGAAGACCGATATCATAAGGACGCATCCTGGAAGAGAAACTATTGCCTACTTTAGGACGAGTAAGTCTTTTTACGACATAATTTCTTGTGCTGTTCATTCTATAGTCTCTTCCATACTTATGAAAGATACCCGCTAAACTATCAGGACTATACTGCATAAGTTTTTCATGAACTTTTAGTTGTTCAGCAACCTCATTACGATATAAGTCAGCATCCTCAACTCGCATTTCACCTTCTTCAACTAAAGTTCTTATAAAGCCATCATTAGCTCTTTGAATCTTATTATAAGCTATATTAGCGAATCTTTCATTGCCAGGTGACTTCATGGCTTCTATAAGAGTGGGAATGCCAATATCCTCAAATCCTTTTTCAAGTTCACCCAATAAATAATTATTCTTAACTGGGTCAGCCATTAATAGATGTGCCTTCCTATTCATCTCCGCATCACCCTCAAATCCTCTTCCAGAAAGAGTATCATATAAATCATCTATAACTTCACGATTTCGTGCTACCATTTCATCCCGTTCTTTTCCTTCAGGGACTTGCATAGTACTATAAGTATAAGGAGTTAAATTAGATTGCATCTGCTTTGGAAGGGCTACATCATCAAGAGTATGCCTATCATTCTTTTCCGAGAAGACTCCTTTTAAATCAAAAGAATGAACCTTGTAAGTATCAGTTTCTTTTTTCGTTCCTTCTAATACTATACCACCATTTTTCCAACCTAATTTTCCAAGAGTCCTATAAGGAACACCATCTTTTTGTCTGAGTTCTCCTCTTGTACCCAACTGTTTTGCTGCTGACCTAGGAACAATCATATGAATATTATTCTGTTCCATCCAAAGCTGTACATTTTTAGGAGCAGAATGAATCATATATTTGCCAAGCAAAGCTCCATATTTTGAATTCGGAGAAACCATAAAAGATTTTACAGTACCACCCTCACCGGGTAAGCCATAATCAGCATTCATGGCCTCGATTACATCTGGATGTCCAATTATAGCACCATCACTATAAAGTTTCTCATCAAAATCCTCTACAATCTTAATATTATAATTACCATTTTTATCTAATGGAACTTTTGTATTCATTAGTCTTGCATTTATAAAGTCAGGATTTGATGATATACCCGTGGTAAGCCATATCTGAGACCGTTTATTTAAATCTTTAGCATCATTTATAAAACCAGTATCCAAAACTTTGCTGAGACCAGCTCTATTAATTTGTAATCCATTCATGTTGACTTCATAAAACATATTCGATACAAAAGCTTTATCAAAAATCTCACCTATACGAGCTAATTCTGTTCCATCATCAGCAGCATAATCTCTCATCCAATTGCTTTTCGCTCGCTTATACATAATATCGAATCTACTCTTGGTAATAGTTTCACCATTCTTCATTTTACCTTTAGTAGCATATATATCTCTTATAAGACTAAGATTCTTTTGAACTGCTTCAGAAGTATTTCCAGTATTAGGATGATATCTTACATAATAATGACGGGCTGCATCTCCTCTTCCACCAAAATAATAGAAACCATCCTGTATAGTATCCATATTCAGCATATTATCCCTGTTAAAAGCAGCTTTTTTCTTATCGACTGCCTGCCAAAACATCTGCCTATCTTCCCAATTGCCACTCTCAGAGAGTTCTTTCATTTGCGGATTTTTCTGAAGCTCTAAACGGAAATGTTTATCAAGGTCAGTTAATGGTACCTCTTCAATTCCTCTGTTTCCTTTATCACCACAATTTAATCCATATATACCAGAGCAAGAGCTTTCTAAAGCTCTAGCTCAATATAATAAATCCCCAGATTCGTTTTCTGACGAGGACGTAGAAACCCTTAAGAATCATGCAAGGTACTAT